CGTACCTCCTCATAATTTGTTGTCAATAGAGGGGCGTCATAAGAATCCAGAACGCTATTGACATCCGTTCTGTAATCTTCGAAAAACTTCCTCCCATGGTGGTAAGCAAAGCGAAGGGCATCATCCATATTGGAATAAAAGAGCTGGTACGGATCTCCATGAACCGTAACCCAATTCGTCAATTCTCGAATTACCTTGGGCGACATTTGCATGTGCCAAAGCAAACGAAAATTTTCGTCTCTCCTGAAGGTCGACTTCAGAAACTCAAACTCATTCACTTGCACGTATGGCTGAACTTCTTGCCCTTCAACTTTGTTGGGAGGAGTGCACTTTGTTCCGTAATGCTCGAAGATATGTTCGATGTTCACCTCATTGTAGAATGCGACCGCTTCGTCCGAAACGGTACCTCCACCATCATCTCCGACACACACTTCTTCAGTATGCTCATCCTTTGAATCACACGTGGTAAAATGTGTAACTCTGTCACGCTCTTCTTTAGGCACTTGCGTGACATAGTGCTTTGCGAGCTCCAACCAGTTTGCATAGTTTTCGCCGTCATGTACACCGGTGTTAATATCAGACGTGTCTCCACGTCCAGACGGAACACCCTGAAAAGTCATGTACACTGTCGACTCAACAATATGTATTCTGATTGCTTGTGCTTCCTTGCACATTACTCGCCGCGAATGATATTGCATCTCTTTCTCATGCATAGCCATCAGTCTGATATCCGCTTCCATAGCGTCATCACAGCTTTCGGCTTGCCTAGTGCCATCCCATTCAGCCACGTCGGTCATTAGAAACTTGTCTCCTTTGGCCAACAATTTGTTCATCAACACCGTCACTTCGGGTCCGTGGGTATCCATACCCAGCCCCGACCCGATCTCAAAACGTGCAGTCAGTTTCATAGCCATTATAGCGCCAAAGAGACGCTTCCATGTAATTAGCCATGCTACGTTATGCACATTGAAAAATCGAGTTTTGTACAAACGGTGATGTGAACGCCTTTCATCCTTCAGAGTATCAACAAAGTAGTTGTATTTGATGTCTCCATCCAAC